TCCTTGTTTCGTGGTCCAACTATTTCTAGCTCGACCAGATCTAATAGGTGTGTTAGCCTTAGCAGTCGTAAGTGTCTTCCTAGCAACATCAGAGATAAGTTTATCAACTGATCTTTCTAGCTCACTTATGTCTAGCTTCCCAGCTAGTCTGGCCTTCAGCATAACACTAACCTATTATAACTGGGTCAATGTTAAAGCACCAGTACCTTGTGCGGCAAAACTAGCTTCTACCATACCATCCAATGATGATGTGATTGAGAAACTTGTTATGATGCATTCACCGTTGAATTTAGTGTTAGCAGGTGTTTCACCTGTGCCATCTCCTGAAGGATATACTTCAAAAGTAGCCGTAGTCGCATCACCTGTTTTTGATACTAATTCATCAAGTTTTGATTGCACCGTGTCAGCACCGTCAAAATACATATCGCCTGATATAGTAAAAGTTGACATACCAGGTAGGTATGTTCTAACGTTGCCATTGCCCATTACGGAGATTTCCACCGTGTCTTGTGTTTGTTCGATGGTGAAGTTTCTTAAGTTGCCAACTGCTGTTGATGCCAATGCTTGATTACCACCAGTTGATTGATCATAGTCAGTGTCAGCAAACTTGATTTGTCCATCGTGTCCTGTAAATGTTGCCATTATTCATTCTCCTTTGATTGTTCAATAGTCCCAAGATCAATATTAATGGTTTCACTGTAATCGTGATTGTCAGGATCATCAAATGAATCCGCTTTTACTTCTGCTTCAGCTTTGATCTTGGCTTTTTTAGCCTTTGCAGTAGTTTTTTTAGATGGTTTAACTGGTGCTGAATTTGTCCAACTCCAACCCTCAGTTTCGACCATCTTACTCGCCTGTGTAAAACCACAAGCAAATTCTTTTCCGTCTTTGTATATAATTCTTTGTCCCATATTAATTGGTTCCTCTCGTGTATTTATATTGTACACTATAAGTTATCGTTGCTTGACCTACTGGGAATGTGGTTCCATCATCAACTGTGACACCAGTTATTTCACTGTGTAGGGCCTTTGAGTTCCTTGCTGTGTCTTCTTCAAGCTTCTCACATATGGCTTCTATGATCTCATTCCTTTTAGTGTCAACATTATTGTTGATAGATGTGGCCGAACTGTCAGCCTGTACTGATGCCACTATCTGATAGTTGATGACACCTTGTCTCAAACCATTTTGTGTAAAGTCTTCTCTATCTTCATCTGTTGTTCTAACAAATATTGCTGGGAATTGTGTTGCCGCCAAGTCACTTACCGTGAAAGGGTTCCTTGTGACCAATACTACATTTGGTGATGTAATATTTGATAGTTTTTGTACTATATCTAAAGCAATATCTTCTCTTACACTCATTATCTAACCAATCTATTGTAGTGTGCCGTTTGTTTTTCTGTTTCTTCAACGGTACCATCACCATCGAAGTCATATTCCACACCATCGCCTAATATTAGGTCAAATTCTTCTCTGAACTTGTTCTTGTAGAATGCTATCATCTGGAAGAATCTGTCGTCATCTCCCTGATGCTGTGTCAATCTCGGTAGGATGTAGTATGCCAACACGTGATATACAGCACCTCTCTTGAATTGTGTGGCTGTTAATTTTGTTGTGTCCATTTCTAAACCAGCATTTGAAAAGTATTTGCTAGTTCCGTAATTTCTTGATACTCTAGGCCACCATTCAATTCTCAATAGTCTTTGAATATCAGCCGTGGTCTTAGTGTGATCAGCTGTGAAATCAATCACACCGTAATCTTTTATTCTTGGTTCATATTCAAGAACATCTGAATCAGTTGCATAGTTGCTCATTGGTATCTCCTTCTGTTATATTGGGGTGATGTTGCCACCACCCCAAAATATTTGTTGTTTCTTTATCCAAATTATGATTGGATTGAAGAATCAAACTCTAGTTCAACACCATAAGTGTCGTGTATTTCTGCTACACCATAAGTTGCTACACCAACAAGTTCTGTTGCTCTAGCACTTGCATCTCTTTGAGTTTCGATTTTAATATCTGAACTCATTGCGATTGCGATAGCATCTTTGTGGAATACAGCACCTTTGTAATCACCAGTTGTACCTGGGAAATTACCAGATGAGTCTGCCATATTTGATGTTTCGTAAACAGGAACACCTGCTAACATACCTACATAGCCAGTTCTTAATGCTTCATTACCAACATCACTAGCCGGAGCCGCAAATGTTGATGTGATAGTTGATTTAAGATCATAAGCCACTAATGGGTGTAATACCAATGCTAAATCTGAGCTTGGTACACCGTTAGCTCTTAGTTTTGCAACTGCTTCGAATACTAATGCCGCCGTAGCCGCCGTTGTAGCCGAACCAACACCTGTTGAAAAAGAACCAAACAAGTTTGTTAAGTCTCTGTCAATTCTTGTTGCGATTGCTTCACCAAATAATCTTCCTACATCAGCGATAACATTTGATGGTGAGTGATTTAATGATAAGTCTGATACGTTAGTCATTAAACCAACTTCTCTCAATGTGATATCTGCTTTTGAAGTTGAGATTGCTGATGGTGATAAGTCGTCAGCTTCAGTTAAAACATCTGCTGTTTGTGTTGGGTAGATTGGTACTTGTAATACTTTACCAGTGTTTGCTGGTACTGTGAAGTTCTTTACAAGGCCTCTCATAATAGATTTCTCTGCCGCTACGAATTGTGCTTCTGCTACGATCGGAGCAATCAGATCATCTAATGTACTTGTAGTCGATACGATTTCGCCTGCCATTTTTAGTTTCTCCTTTAAAAAGTTTTATAATTTAAGATATGCTGTTAGTCTTACGATATAGGGCATAGGCCTTTCTATCTTCAGGTTTTGACATATCCAGTTTCGTTATATCCAACTTTTCACTGCTCCCAGCTTCGCCAATTTTACTCGTAGTGCCTGCACCTGATGGTGAAGCGGCTACAAAATGTGGATTAGCCGTTAAAAATTCTTGTGTCAAATCTTCTACGGTATAATGATTACCATCATCCCTGTATCTCGTTTGACCAGTTTTAGGATCAACAATCTCTACATCGCCAGTTTCATTAAGTTTGACTTGGTCCTTGATAAGTGTCGCCACTTGTCCTGGATTTACAGCCTTTAATTTACTAGCAGTATCAAGCAAAGCACCATCTACTCTGATGTTCTTCACCTGTGTCATCAATTGATTGATTTGGGCATCTTTCTTCTCCGCTTGTTCTTTAAGCAGTTTCTCAAAGTCACCTTTGGCTTTCAATTGTGATTGTCTTTCCTTTTCTGCCTTTTGAACTAGGTCTTGATATTGTTCCAAGTCAACTCCGTCATACTTCTTTTCGTACTTTCTTCGTTCTCTTGCCACCCTATCAGCTACAACCTTGTCCAAGTCAGCTTGTGTAAAAGTCTTTGCCTCTGAATTTTCAGTAGATACGGCTTCACCAGCCATTCCACCGTCATTCATTGGAGCCTGAGTAGGCTCAGTGTTTTGTTTGTCCGTTTCACTCATCGTCTATTCTCCTTTTTTAAAGTTAATAAGTTTAACTCCAGCATTTAAGCTGTTTGTATTGTTATTTATGGCTTCTTACGGCCTTTCATTTGTTTCCTGGCTTGGTCCAATTGTTTTTTGTCTTGTTGGATTATGACAGGTACAAAAGTCTGTTTGTTCTTCCCTTTGGTGTATTCGGGATGTGAAAAAAAGTAGATGCATTTGGTTGATTCGGCATTCAAATCAGCCACCACTTTTTCTAAATCGTCTAGTGTGAAAGGTACATTCTGCCAAACGATGGCATTATACTGACCTTCCCATACAAAGTCTTCCCATAGTACAGAATCAATGTTGAAATCACGTATGTCTATCTTGCCTTTCTTGTAGGCTTCATAGCTCCACGGACACACATCGACTATACTCTGAAAATATTCTTTCCAGCCTCTGACCATATATTCACTCACGTTAGCCTCGAGTGCTTTTTCTTCTTCGACTGGTTCTCTTTTTCTTCTTGTCATCATCTTTCTTACGAGATGATCTTTTCATTGAGTATCGTGTTCTAGCCATTATCATTTCCTCCGTTTTGATTACTGAAAAATCCAGATATCTCAGGATGTAGTTCCATAATCTGTTCATTAGTGTAGCCCTGTTCAACCATTGCTCTCATATGAGCTATCATATCTGTTGGTGTTGTCATTGGTGGATGTTGCATTTCAGTATTCAACACCGGTGTTTGTTGATCTTCTTTGATTTCTGCCAACTTATCTTCATCATTGACCAATGCTGATGCCAACATATTGTCAATCTCTTCTAATAATTTTGAGTTCGCTGGGTTTGTCGCTTTAGCTTCTTTCAATAATGCTATTGTGTTTGATCTATCGTGGATTGAAAAACTATCTGGATAATCTACGACACCATCCCATACTTTGTTTTGCCATAGTGACCATAGTCTCCATATCTGTTCTTCAGCTAATTCTAATAGATCAGCTTTTTCTGATAGTCTCGCATTTAATATTTGGAATTCAGTTTCTAATGCCACACCTGACATAACACGATTTGATGTTGTCCTA